ATGCCGTTGAAGTTCACTTATTCAGCGGCGACCAGTGGGTTTACCAGGGGCTGAACGACGGCAGCGGTATCCAATTCCGCAACGCCGCGATGGTTTCCGAGGTCGTCGCCACCAGTCCATCCGATAGGAGCACCACCATGCCACAGGGCCTATCCGTATCGCGAGTCGTCGACGTGCAGGTCAGCTTCGCCCCGCTGGCGGCGCCGCTCCTCAACTTCGACACCTTACTGATCCTCGGCGACAGCAACGTCGTCGACACGGGCGAGGCAATCCGCGAGTACAACCGGCTGGAAGACGTGGCCGCCGATTTCGGCACCACCGCCCCCGAGTACCTCGGCGCCAGCCTGTTCTTCTCGCAGCGACCGCAGCCGACCACGCTCTACATCGGGCGCTGGGCCCGCACCGCGACGAGCGGCGTTCTGGCGGGCGGCTTCCTCGGGAATTCGGATCAGATCCTGTCGAAATGGACGAGCGTCACCACCGGCGCCTTCAAGGTCAGCGTCGACGGCGGCGCGCCGACCGACGTCACCGGGATTGATCTCAGCTTGGCGACCAACCTCAACGGCGTCGCCTCGCGCGTCACCGCCGCGCTGGCCGCCCACGTCCCGCCGATCAACGCGACCTGCGTGTGGACCGGCGAGCAGTTCAAGATCACCAGCGCGACCACCGGCGCCACTTCCAGCGTGGGTTATCTGCAGGCGCCCGCCGCAGGCCAGGACCTGTCGGTGCAGATGAAGATGACCGCCGCGCTGGCCGAGCGAACGGGGGCGGGCGTCGCGGCCGAGACCCCGGTGGCTGCCGTGGCGCGGCTCGACGGGCGCGGGTGGTACGCCGTCACCTTCTGCGCCAGCCGCGTCCTTTCCGACGCCGAGCACCTGGCGATCTCGGGTTACGTCGAAGGCGCCGAGATGCACCTGTACGGGTTGACCTCCAGCTCGTCCAACATCGGCGACCCGGCGACGACGCTCGACCTCGCCAGCCAGCTCATGTTGGCGGGCTACATGCGCACGGTCGGGCAATTCTCCACCGATGGGGTCCACCCCTACGGCATCTGCTCCTTGTTCGGGCGCGCCTTCACGGTCAACTTCGAGGGCTTCAATACAACCATCACGATGAAGTTCAAGCAGGAGCCCGGCGTCACGGCGGAGGTCCTGCCGCTGACCACCATCAACGCGATCGAAACGAAGCGCTTCAACGTCCTGGCGCAATACGAGAACGGCACCGCGATCCTGGAGCAGGGTGTGATGTCCGGGCCGGCGTTCTTCGATGAAATCCACGGCACCGACTGGTTGGCCAACCGGCTCCAGACCGACATCTGGAACATCCTGGTGCAGAGCCCGAAAATCCCGCAGACCAACCCCGGTATTCAAATCCTGATTGCGGGCGCCGAGGGCGGGCTGTCCCAAGCGGTGACCAACGGGCTGGTGGCGCCGGGCCGTTGGAACAGCACCGGCTTCGGCTCGCTGAGCTACGGCGACTACATGGGCAAGGGCTGGTACGCCTGGGCCAACTCGGTAGACGACCAGCCGCAGTCGATCCGCGAAGCCCGCATCGCGCCCCTGATCCAGGTGGCGATCAAGCTCGCGGGCGCGGTCCACTTCAGCGACGTGCTGGTGAATGTGAATAGATGACGTTTGACGGCATGGACGACTTCGAGCTGACGATCATCGCTGTAGTCTTGGTCGTCTTATTGCTAATTGGTGGCTGAAAGGAGAGAGCCGTGGCGACCTATTCATTCATCGACAACCTCGTGGCGATCGCCGGTCCAAACGGCGCCTTCAACCTCGGCGGTCCGGGGGTGGCGAACAGCGAAGGCGGCATCTCGATCGTGATGCAGGAAGACAAGAACACGATGACGATCGGCGCGGGTGGCGAGGGCATGCACTCGCTGCACGCCGGCAAGGCCGCGACGATCACCGTGCGGTTTCTGAAGACCGCGCCCGCTAATGCGCTCCTGGCGCAGATGTACGCCGCCGACACGGGTGACGCGGCGGCGCACGGGCGCAACACGATCTCGATCCGCGACCTGGCGCGGGGCGATGTGATCACCGCTCAGCAGGTGGCGTTCGCCAAGTTCGCCGATGTCACCTACGCCAAAGACGGCGGCGAAATGACCTGGGCCTTCCACTCGGTCAAGGTCGACTTCGTGCTCGGGAACGGGCTTTCGGTCTAGCATTACTAATAACGCGCCCGCAAAGGGCAGCTCTGACCGCTAGGACACCCCCCGCATGACCGAGATTGAAATCAACGGCGAGCGGTTCCGGGTCAACAAGATGAATGTGTTCGATCAGGCGCACGTCGCGCGCAAGGTCGCGCCGATCATCTTCAGCATGGGGCGGGGATACGCTGCGGCGCTCTCCAAGCTCGCCCAGCGCCCCGAAACCAGCGCCCCGCCAGACTATGCCAACGGCGGGAACGGCAGCACTGACGACTTCGAGGCGCCGCCGGACGCCCAAGAGGTGGCGCAACAGAACGAGGTGCTGTTCGACACGCTGGTGCCGATCGCCGACGTGCTCAGCAAGATGGAGGACGCCGACGTCGACTACGTGCTGAAGAAGTGCCTGGCGGTCTGCCAGAAGCACAACGGGTCGAACTGGGTGCCGATCATGCGCGGCGGCAACCTGATGTTCGAGGACCTCGATCTGGCCGCGCTGATCCAGCTCACGATGGAGGTTGTCCAAGACAACCTCGGCCCTTCTTTGCGCGGCCTCCTGGGCCAGAACTCGGGGGCCGCAGAGGACCGGCAGTCGACTACCTTGCAATGACCGACCAGGACGAGGAGTGGTGTCTCGCTCCCGTCCACGCCGGGATGTGCCGTTATGAGAGCCTGCTAGACGGCACCTTGAGCCTCGACGACATCGCGCGGATGAACGAGTTCCTGATCGTGCGCGCCGAGAACGAAGCGCGCGCCGCCGAGGCGCAGAGGGAGGCACGCGATGGCGACTGATGTCATCAAATCCTTCTTAATCGGCCTAGGATTTAAGGTCGACGAAGAAGGTCTGAAGAAGTTCAACGCCGCGATCCAGAACGTCGAGAAGTCGGCGAAGCAGTTCGCGGTGGGCTTCAGCGCGCTGGCGATCGGGATCGAGGAGTCGATCCGCCGGGTCGGGCGACAATTCGAGAACCTGTTCTTCCTGTCGGCTCAGCTCGGCACCAGCGCCAATAACCTGAAGTCGCTGGAGTTCGCCTTCGGGCAGATCGGCATCGGCGCCGACGCCTTTAAGGGATCGCTGCAAAGCCTCAACCGGCTGATGCTCGACTCGCCGGGGATGAAGCACTTCATCGCCGGTCTGGTGCCGGGCTTCAACGCCGCCAGCGGCACTGCCGAGCAGGCGCTGGGAGGGCTGATCGACAGGTACGAACAGCTCCTGAAGATGCCTGCGGGTCCGCTCAAGGACGCGGAGATCGCCAATTACCGCGACCTCCTAGAAAAGACCCTGCACGTCAACGCCGACATGATCGCCCAAGGGGCGCGGTTCAACACCGAACGAAAGAAGTGGGCGGAGGAGAGCAAGAAGTGGCTCGCCTCCATTGGGCTCGACGCCGACAAATCCGGGAAGCTGGCCTTCGAGGCCATGCAGTCGTGGGGCTTCCTATGGATGCAAATCTCCACGATCTTCGAGAAATTCACCCTCACCGTCTTCCCGCTGCTGAAGCCATTGCTGGACTGGTTCGGCAAATGGATGACGGACGTCGCGGCGCCCAAGGTCAAAGAGCTGGCCGCCGACTTGGAGCGGTGGTTCAGCAACCGCGAGAACATCGAGGACTTCAAGCAGAAGCTGGACGCGGCAGGCAAGGTCATTGCCGAGCTATGGGGCGCCGTCAAAGTCCTGATCGGCTGGCTCGGCAAACTGAACGAAGTCATCGGCGCCACCGGCACCGCACTGGTCGTGCTGTTCGGCTTCTCTGCCATCAAGGCGATTATCGGCGGCCTCGTCCAAGGTGCGATTGCGGTGATGTTCGCGCCGTTGGTCGCCGCTGCCGGGGTAGCCGGGCAGGCGGCCGGAACGTCTTTCCGCAGCGGGTTCCTGGGCAAGGTGGCCCTTGCGGCTGCTGCCGCATATGGCGCCTACAGAGGTGCCGAGGAGGTGTTGAAGCCTCCCGAGCAACGCAAAGCGGAACGCGACAAGAACCTCGGCAAGGAGCCAGGCTGGTCGAGTTGGCTGCCTGACCCAGCCGATCTCGTCTGGGATGCAGCGCGCGCCATCGGCGGCGTGTTTGCCCCATCGAAAGACGCTGGCCGACCGCACAGCTACGACGGCCCGCCGATCGGCGGTCAGGGGTCGATGCTCGACAACATGGTGCTGGGCTTCCAGCACTGGTGGGCGGGCAGCGGAAACTTCCGCCCGCGCGTCGATTTAGTAGACACGATCTACAATAAGATCGCCGACGTGCTGCGGGACGTCTTCGACCTTCACCCCGGTGCCGACAAACCAACCACAGGCAGCACGGGAACGGGTGGCACAGGCGTCGGCGAGGTACACGGCGGCAGCGGTATGCCGGGCCGCTCCGGCGGCGGCCGGGTACGGCCTGACAGTGGCGGCGCTCCTGGGGCCGGTGACCTTTCGCAAGCGGCGCTGGAAGCTATCGCCAAGGGGGAAGGGACGCTCAAGCCGGGCGGCGGCATCAACTACAACGTGGTCTATGGCGGCAAAAGCGTCGACCTGGAGCACATGACGCTCAACAAAGTGCTCGAAATGCAAAAGGACATGATCGGTAGGCTCGGAGCCTCTCCGGTTGGCGGTTTCCAGATCAACAAGCAAACCCTCGAAGGGCTGATCAAGCAGTTAAAGCTCGACCCAGAGACAACCACGATGTCGCCCGCGATCCAGCAGCAGATGGCGAGCCAGCTCTATCGCACACGCGGCCTGCAGCCGTGGTCGAACCCACAGACCGCTTCCGGCGAAACCCAGCGGGCATTTGCCCAGCTACAACAATCCGGTGGTCTTTGGGCCGGCGGGGCAGGTGGCGCCGAGGGGCCTGCGGGCGGCCACGGCCTCGCCCGAGGGCGCGACCTGAGCGGTGTGCGCGAGGCGCTGGTCGCGACGGTGGATGCCGCCGCCAAGATGATGCCCGAGGGCTACAAGGTGGTCCCGACCTCCGGGCTGCGGCCGGGAGATTCAGGCCAGCACGGACACGGCAACGCGGTCGACGTGCAGATCATCGGGCCGGACGGCAAGCCGATCGCCAACCGGGGCGAAGACGTGACCGGCATGTACCGGCAGTTCGCCCATGCCTGGTTCAACGCCGCCCAAAAGATGTACCCGCAACTGGCGGAGCAGGCTGCCTGGGGTGGTGAATTCGGCACCGAGAAGGGCGGCGGCGGGCCAAAAGACCTGATGCACGTCGACTTCGGTGGCAGGCGTGGACGCTACCGACGCGAGGACTGGCGCTATGTCTCCAAGGAAGCCAACGAGCGCATTGGGGCCTACAACCGCAACTTCGGCGAGGCGGCAGAGCCCGGCGGCGAGTCTCAGAGAGACGCCTTTGTGCGACGGTACGGGATGAGCCCGGAGGCGTATCGGCAGAGCGCCGGCACCACCCGAAACGTGAACGTGGACGCCGATCACAAGGTGACGATCAACATCCACGGGGCACAGAGCGCCACCAAGACAGCGCAGGCGGTGGAGGAAATTCAGAAGCGGCACGCGCTGGTGGCGGCCCGCAACCTGCGAGCGGCAGTTGCCTGATGCCGACGCCCTCCGAGTCCTCGTCCCGCTTCCCGCTGGTCTCAGACCCCAACAAGACCGCCGACCAGAACGACAAGTTCACCACCCCCGCCCCCGAGGGCGAGGTCATCGAGCTGCCCGAGGTCAAGGTCACCGCCAAGGCGGACCCGACCGATTACGGCGGTGGCGGCGACGCCCCAGCCGAGCGCCCGCCGCAACAGGCGGAGCATCTCCAGTTCAAGGAAGGCGCATATCAGTATCTGCGCAAGATCGACCTGACGCTCTATGCCAGCGCGGAGAAGAACGCCAAGAAAGAAGCCGGGCTCAGCCTGTCGCTGTTCCGGGTCGACTTCCGGTTGACCAAGGCGACCAACCAAAGCCCGAATTTCCTCGACCTGAAGGTCTACAACCTGTCGCCCGCGAGCGTGAAGAAGCTCCGCCAATTTGGCCGGGTGCAGCTCTCCGCCGGGTACCGCGACAATTTCGGGATGATCTTCGACGGGCGCGTGGTGATGTACATCACCGGCAAAGACAACCCGGTCGACAGCACCCTCAACATCATCGCGGGCGATCAGGACGAGTACCTGAACAACTCGATGACCAGCCTGACCTTCCCCGCCGGCACCACGCCGGAGGATCAGGTCAAGACCACGCTGCTGGAAAGCGGGGCGACGGTGGGCGAGGTGAAGCTCGGCGCCGGGCAGCAGAAGACGCTGCGCTCCAGCGCCTACCTGGGGGACACCCAGCGGTTTATCCGGCAGCACATGAACGCGACCAACTCCGACTTCTACATTGATGACGGCAAAGCATACGCGATCAGCCGTGACGGCTACCGCGCCAGCGAGATCGTCAAGCTGACCCCCACCACCGGGCTGGTGGGCTTCCCGCGCGTGACGCCTTCAGGCATCGAGGCGATGTGCCTCCTCAACCCGAAACTGCGGATCGGCGGGCGGGTCAAGATCGAGCTGACCAACGCGGACGGCAGCCCCGCCATCATGGACATCCCGTACCAGCCGGGGGCCGACAACCCCTACGAGTCGACCGCCGCGCCAGCGCTCACCGGGACCGGGCAGGCGTACAGCCTGTCGGCAGCCTCGCTGACCAAGGACGGCATCTACAAAATTGCGATGATCACCCACCACGGGGACACCCACGGCAACCCCTGGTACAGCGAGCTGATCTGCAGCGCGGGTGAGGGGACCGTCGCCCCCGGCACCGCCTTCAATCGCAAAGTGGTCGCGCGCTGATGCCCGATCCCTGGACGCCCGGTCTGTTCCGGCCGCTGGGCCGCTCGATCGGCGGCATCGTCGCGCAGGTCACGATTCAGGAGCGCGAGCACGACGAGCTGATGATCACGGAGCACCCGATCGAGCAGGGTGCGCCGATCACCGATCACGCCTTCAAGCGCCCCTCCGAGGTGCAGATCCGGGCCGGCTGGACGGTGGCTGGGGCGGGCGACCTCTCGGCCAACGGCAACGGCGTCTACGGCGTCCTGTTGCGCTGGCAAGCCTCGCTGGCGCCCTTCGTGCTGTACACCGGCAAGCGTGTCTACAACGACATGCTGATCCAGTCGCTGACCGTCACCACCGACGAGAAGTCCGAGTTCAGCCTGATGGCGGACATCACCTGCCGCCAGATCATCCGGGTGCGAGTATCGACCGCGCAGGCCAGCACCAGCCAAGACCCCGCCGCCCATGAGGAACCGGACAAGACCGCCAGCGGCTCGGACAAAGGCACGACGCCGACCCGTGACATCGGTACCGGCGGCAAGATGACCGCCGCGCCGCCCGGGGGAGTAGCGGGAGCCGAGAGCCTGCCGGACCTACCGCCCGAGCAGACCGTGGGTGTCGGCGGCGCCGAGACCCTGCCCGACCTGCCGCCGACCACCGAGGGGACGAAGGTCGAGACCAAGGTGATGGAGAACAACAGCCCCGGCGTCTTGGGTGGTAAAGAGTTCACCGCCCCGATCCCGCCCGCGCCGGGCAGCCCCACCCCGCCGACGCGGATGCTCGGCAAGGTCTTCACACCCGCGATCCTGCGACTGATGCGGGAGGGCACATGGCAACAAACGTCGAGATACCGACCGAGTGGGGGCGCCCGTTCTCAGAGAGGGTGACGCTGCTCGACGTCACCTACACGCTGCATTTCAAGTTCAACACGATCGCCCAAGCCTGGGTGGTCGACGTCTATGACGAGGCCGACCGGCAGCCGATCCTGCTCGGTGCGCCGCTGGTCACCGGCTGCGACCTGTTGGAGCAGTTCGCCTACCTGCCGCTCGGCGCCCGCACGATCTGGACCGTGATGACGGTGGGTCCGGGGTTGCCCCCCGACGAAGTGCCGACCTTCCAGAACCTCGGGCTCGACGGGCACCTCTACGCCACCATGCCGTAAGGGGACGCATGCCCGACTCGATGGACCCGCGCGATCGTTTTGGCGATCTGGAAGAAATCTACCGCCGCATCATGGAAGCGGCGCAGACGCATGTGCAGACGGCGCTGCCGACCGTTGTCGAGGCGCACAACACCGACCAGAACACCGCCGAGATACAGCCAGCGATAAAGCTCCTGCACTCGAAGGACGACGGTACCCAGAAGTGGGTTCAGTTCCCGGTCCTGAAGGACGTGC